GTACCTTACCCTTCGCATTGACAACGCGTCGACGAAATCAATTAGTCATGTTGCGCTACATACTCACAACCGCAATCGTCGTTTTGGCGGTGTTTGTAGAAATGCTGGTGCGCGACTTTCAGCCACTCGAAGAAGAAAGCTACATAGCCATAGCCGGCTACTTCCTGACTGCGGGAATACGGTCGGCGGTCCACATCTTCGTGCCACGGAGCCCATCCGTCTGGCTACAATCCACGGCCATACTGGTCGTTTTAGGCGTGCGTTTCTGGGTGACCTGCCCATTGATGTCACGTGCCCTGCTCCCTAAGTGGTGCTTCAGGAAATTTCTCAACCTGGCGCACTATAACGGTGGGCGCCCCGAGGGTCCAGTCCTCGCTAGCCTCGCACAAGGAGGAGTACTCACGGAGTCTTATGCTTCCGTAAAAAATTGCATTTGGAGGTGGCTGTGTGCGACGGCCATCCTCTCGCTCATTCAGCGCAGCAACACGCTGCGGACTGGACTGGGGGTCCAAGGCGCCATGCTTGCCACAGGCGCCCTTGCATGGTGGTGTTCACGCGACTTAGTCGATGCGACGCCACTACGCATCCTCCAGTACCTATTCGAACAGTGGTGTTTTGCGGACGCCAACAAGGCTACACTCATTAGCGGCAAGGGAGACCGCGAAATGTTTGGCGAACGCGGTGGGAGCATGTCCAGCTCCGACTATTCTGATACGAGCGCAGATCCCGTTGCAGCGGGTTCTGATGGACCACCCCCCCCCGACCATGGTGGGGATTCCGCCGAGCCAGAGGACTCTTCCACCTCTGACTTGGTGAGCAGCGACGCTGGGGCCGGAGTCGACGGCCCTAAGCCAAGTGCACCCCCTGGCAGCACCAGTACCGATGTGAGTCGAGGGTGGAGTTCATTCTCCCCCTCAAGTACCCCTCACTCGGATGATGCAGCCGGGGCTAGCCAACCACCGGGCAAGTTGAGCTCGAGTGGACCGACTGCTGATGTGTGGATTGAGATGGGCGACCCCGGGATTGCAACCGAAAGCTCGTCTGGATCTTCACGCGCCCTAAAGCGCCGCCAACGAAAGAGGGTGGCGCGTATGGGACGGGGCGCAAGGAGGGGCCGTAGGAGGCGCGACAACGTGCGCCGGGCAGAAAAATTCTGCGGCACCTCCAACCCAGAGTGTTGTGAGTTCGTCAGTTGGAACTCCATCACCTGGGACGACTTGCTGGAAAGCAGGTCGAAGTACAAGTATGTTTTCCAGATCGTTGCAAAGTGCAGAGGTAAGTTCCCACAGGCTTCCCGCTCCATTGCCATGCAGCAATCTATCTCCCACTACGCGTGGAGGATTATGGTCGATGACGGCCATAGGTACAAACATATCATGCGGGACTTGCCACTCGTGGTTCAGCTCACTATGACTAGAATGAGCCACGAGCTGGGGCTGGCTGCTATGGCCGACTCCAGGTTCATGAGTTACCGCAATTACCCTAGTGGTAAATGATACGGCCCGGAGCGGATGTACGCATTCAGCTCCCTTTCTCGCTTCGCGAAGCCAATTGAGAACCCGAACGATGAGTTCGCATACGCGCGAGGCTTTCCATATCGGAACGACTACGAGTTTTCGAGATCAACTTGGGAAGGCGAGAAGGTGGAGATGGGGTGGTTATGCGTCCAGACACTCGGGCCGGACTTGCGCTTTCGGGAGTGCCGCAGCCTAGTCAACTGCAGCACTCCCATGATCTACAGTCTACAAGCCGGGAGTATAGCCAATGCCACACGCTCAGTCATCGAGCGTGTGTTCCTTACGAAACGGTCGGACTTGCCGGGGGGTATGGGTCCCCCGGTCGCCCCAGAGCCTGGTATCTTCACTAACGAACTATCGGACTTTTTGCCCTACTTGACTCGAAACCTGCGCTGGTCAGGCCCCTGGAAGGTTTGGGAGGACACGTTCTTCCTGAGCTATAAGGATAGCCGCAGAGCACGCTACGAACGTAGTCAGCAAGAGGTACGTAATGGCCAGTACAAACAAACGGACAGCAAGATCATTGCGTTCAATAAAGTGGAGAAGGTGCCTATCTACATACATGACAGTCACAGCCGTCCAGTGTTTGAAGACGGTTGGTCGTTTTACGATCCACAGTGGAAAGTTAGTAGAATTGTGTCACCGCGCCATCCTCGGTTCAATGTTAGACTGGGCCAACTGTTGAAGCCACGGGAGAAACCCACTCTCCGTGTCCTAAACGACTTCGTCGAAAATTTCTGCTCCAACGCGGGGGGTGAGCCAGGTAGACCTGAGCTCCCCTCCATTGTGAAGGGAATGACCCCAGATGAAGCCGGCACACTGCTGTACCGTAAGTGGAAGGCAGTGGAAGACGGTGCCTGCGGAGGCAATGTTGTTGGGATTAGCACTGATCTGATACGGATGGACCAATCCGTTGGAGTGCAAGCCCTGAAGTTCCAACATTCCATACACCTCGCGGGTCTGTCAGGCCATGACCGGCGGAAGTACCAACGCCTGCTCAATAAGCAACTAAAGACCAGTGCAAAAATGTTTATTGGTAAGCCGGGCGATACAAGGGCCATACTCACGTGGCAGGTGGAGGGTGGCGCGTGCTCTGGAGACATGGACACCTCCTTACGCGCGTGCTGCCTTGCTGTTCTCATTGTTCTGAAGTTTGTGAGGTCCCAAGGAATCACGAACTTTCAGATTGCTGACAATGGGGACGACATCATCCTGATCATAGAGGAGAAGACTTGGTTAAGACCGGGCTTCTCTGATCTTCTGAGGAACTGGTGGTTGCGATTCGGCTTCCAAGTGAAGCTGGAGAACATCGCTAGGTCTCCGGAGGAGATGACGTTCTGCCGCACACAACCCGTTTGGGACGGGGAGACCTGGACATTGGTGCGAGATCCGCGCATCTATTTGTCTAAGGACATCTTGACGACGAAGAGCATACAAAACGAAGCGGCGTGGAACACACAGCGGAGGTCGGTTGCCTATAGTGGGAAGGCCATCGCGGGAAATCTTCCGGTTTACTGTGAGTTCTACAAAATGTTGATGAGAGGAGCGGAGGAGGGGGCGGTTGATAAAAACCAGCACAACTCTGGCCTGTGGCGATGGGCCCGAGGGATGTCGCGACAATTTGCCCCACCCACCGATGCATCTCGATTCTCCTTCTTTAAGGCCTTCGGTATCACACCGGACCAACAGGTCATTTTGGAGGAATATTACCGCTCCATTGTGCCAGAGTGGACAGGCTCACCTCGTGTCGGCTGCTTCCGACAACGCGGCGAGTTGA